ACGGCTATCGGTTACGGAAGCGGAAAATACTTTTGCCGTATGGAAGTTGTATCGTCTAATGGTTCAGCCCGTATGTTGCAAAAAATTGAAAATGTTGAAACCTTAGCAAATCAAGCAGTCACAGTTTCTTTTTGGGCTAAAGCAAGTGCAACGACTAGCCTAGACGTTTATTTCCAGCAGTATTTTGGTACAGGTGGAAGCGCGACAGTTACCTCAACAGTTGAAGCCGTAACATTGACAACATCTTGGCAGCGTTTTACTAAAACAATTACTCTTGCTTCAATAGCAGGTAAAACTATCGGTGCAGATAATTATTTAAGCGTAGAGTTGCGCGAGACTACTGCTTCAACAAATGTCAGTTTTGATTTTTTTGGCGTACAGGTTGAAGCAGGTTCAGTTGCTACCGCTTTTCAAACTGCAACAGGAACAATTCAAGGAGAACTAGCCGCTTGTCAGCGTTATTACTGGCGCGCAAGTGGTCAAAGCACACAATACTTTGGAACAGGTTGCACAACCGCAACCACGGCAGCGCAAATCTTTGTACAAAATCCCGTACCAATGAGAGTTGCACCAACTTCAATAGACACTTCAGGATTGAAGGTATTTGATTCAAACATTGCTGCAACTGCGACCGCCGTTATTGGTTGGAACGCACCATTTGGAACACGCGTTGATTGTAGTTTTACTGGCTTGACGGCTAATAGACCTGCATTTTTGTTTACAGATTCAACTGGACATCTAGGATTTAGTGCGGAGTTATGATGACAAACATTGAAATAATTGAAAACTTTGACGGTATTGAACAAGTCGTTATTGATAATGGTGACGGTTCTTTCACTTCAATGTCTAAGGCAACCTACGACGCACAAGAAGCAGCGAAGAATGACCTATCCTGACGGCACAAATGCCAGGTTGATCGAAGTCGCAGCGGCTGAAGTCGGCACAATCGAAGAAGGCGACAACCTGACAAAGTATGGCAAGTTTACAAAAGCCGACGGGTTGCCGTGGTGTGGCAGTTTTGTCAATTGGTGTGCAGCGCAGGCAGGTGTCAAGATTCATTCAGTCGTGGGAACTGCCGTTGGCGCACACAAATTTAAAGAAATTCAACGCTGGTCAAACATGCCGCAATTGGGTTATTTGGCATTTATGGATTTCCCGCACGACGGTGTTGACCGCATTTCACACATTGGAATTGTGGTCGGGCTTATCGATTCGAAAACATGCTTGACGATCGAAGGCAACACCAGCGGGACAGGCGACCAGCGCAACGGCGGAATGGTTATGGTTAAGGTTCGGTCATACGGTGAAGGCAAGGAAATCGTCGGTTTTGGTATTCCAAAGTTTGTGCCCTATAAGGGAGAATTTCCAGCAATTGAAATGCCAAAGTCGGCAGCGAAGCCAACAAAGGAGAAAAAATGGAACAAGCAAAAGCCCTAGCCGCGTCATGGGCGCGTTCATTTATGGCGGCAGCACTTGCCCTATACATGGCGGGCGTGACTGACCCTAAGACCCTTGCAATGGCAGGCGCGGCAGCAGTCGCACCAGTTGTTTTGCGCTGGTTGAATCCAAACGACAAAGCCTTCGGTTCTACGGGGAAGTGAACCGCAGATTCGCAGCGGCTGGGTTGGTTTGGGCACTTGCACTAACCCAGTCCGCTTGCGGGTATCAGGGGTGGACACGTTATGAATGCCAAGAATTCGACAACTGGGGGAAAGCGCATTGCCAAAAACCGCAATGTCTCCCGACTGGAACATGCACTGACGACCTACTTGGAATTGAATCGCAACAAACCAGCCTTGCTGGCAACGGACTCAAATCCAAGCCCAAGCCTGGAGACACGCCGACAAACACGCAAGGTTCTTGACGGCGCGCCAATCATGCGTCACCCTGATCTCAGGTGGTAGCAGTTACCGCCTAGAATCGGGAGAATTCAAAATGGTACTTGATCTATTAGACCCGCAAACGTTGGGTCGTTTGGTGCTTGTCGTCATTCTTATGGTCACTTCAGCCGCTGCGGGATACGCAAAAGGCTTCAAAGAAGGCAAGCGCGAAGGCATGGCACGCCGTAAGGCAATGGTTCGCCACATGGCGAATAAGGCGGTCAACTAATGGCGGGCTTCCTGGACAATTACGAAGACGTTGCTGCACGAATCAAACGTTTTTGGGAAACGCACCCAACTGGTCGAATTGAAAACCACATTGTCGAATTCAATGCTGAAAAAGGTTTCATTCTTGTTCAGACCCAAATCTTCAAAGAGTACGAAGACGAAAAGCCTTCAGCGATCGATTACGCATTCGGCAACGTGGCAACCTACAACGTCCAAATGAAAAAATTCTTTTGCGAAGACACGGTCACGTCCAGCATTGGGCGCGCCATTGGTCTATTGCTGGGTACGGATAAGCGTCCAACCCGTCAAGACATGGAAAAGGTCGAAACGATTAGCACAACCCTTGCCAAATCCACGGCTGACGATTACGACCCCTGGACAAAGAAGTTCGGCGACGTGCCTAGTTACAAAACCGCGGGCGAAGCCGAACAATCAGGTATTCCTTCATTGGGTTCATCAATGGACGAAATCGCAAAACAATTGGGTGGTCAATTGGTAGCCGAAGCACCGCATACGTGCTTGCAAGCGACGGAAAATGGAAGCCCCAGGTATGAGTGATTACGTCGAAATAATTTACCCACAAAGCATGACCGCAAAACTCATGCACAATGGTGAAGTTATAGCCGAATACAAAGTCGCACAATGCGACGGGTGCGCGCTGGTCGTCAAAATCGACGCGTTTGGTTACAAAATTGGGCAGGCAGGCGAAAAACTTGCCTGGTTGTGCGGTGGTTGTCGGTGAAAATGACATTGACGCACGCTGAACAAATGGTCTGCATGCTATCGGCGATCAAATGGGAAACCGATACAGGCAAAACAATGTCCAACCCCCAGCGATACCAAAAAGACCTTTCGACCTATGAATACCTGGTTGAAACGGCTGAAGCAATCGGTAGTGAATGGGTTGTTGCAAAATACTTCGATCTTCCGTTTGACCCATATCAGCAAAAGTTCAAAGGCACGGCTGACGTTGGCAATGCAATTGAAGTGCGTTGGACTAAGTACGTTGCGGGGCAATTGATCGTCCATGAATATGATCGACCTAATGACATTGCCGTGCTGGTCACTGGTCAAGCACCGCACTACTTCATAGCGGGTTGGATACCTATTGCAATGGCACAACGTCCGAAATATCGCCATTCCAAGCAACCAAATTGGTGGGTTACGCAAATCAATCTTCAGCCGATCGAGAATTTGAGGAAATCCAATTATGGACAAAGTGCAATTTGAATGCCGCAAATGCAAGAAGGTGACAGTTCAACTAATTCACAAAATAACGGACAACCTGCCCGAAGGTGTGGAAGTAATTCAATGCACGAAGTGCGAAATCATGGGGGTTGCACAGATAGGGGATTCCAGTGCCAATCTATGAGTTTGAATGCACATTGTGCAAAATCCGTGTTGAGGTGGATAAGTCAATCCATGAGGAACGAAACCCAATATGTTGCGGGCAAAACATGAGTCGGGTCTACTCAACAAATCAACTTGGGTGCGAAACAATAAAACAGGGTTTGAACACATTTACAACACCGAAGCGGTGCGAATAAACCGTGAATTGGACATTGCAGCATTTATGCAATTGCAAAGGTTCAAAGCGGTCAAAGCAGCCGAAGAAGGCAAACACATCATTGCTGACGGTACTCACACTATTCAAACACACCGTAAATTGTGGCTAAATTTGGCGGAACGTTTAGGCATTGAAACTAAATTGGTCGTGTTCGATACACGGCTTGAAACATGCTTGGAAGTCCAAAAACAACGGGAATTTCCAGCACCGCGCAAAGTTGTCGTCGATCATCATCAGCGCATGCAAATGGCAAAATTGCACATCAAGCGTGAAGGGTGGGATTCAATTGAAGTTATTACACGTTAAAAGTTATCCACAGAAGTTATGCACAGGTGCAAAAAACTTGTGGGACACGCCCAACGCTATGCGTAAGTTATTCAATTACTTGACAGGCACGGTACGATCTAATCGCTTGAAGCGCGCCGCTGAGGCGGATAGCGCGCGAGGGCGAATCGATCTAATGGGCAAGGTTTATGCCATAACGGCAGTGCTTTCAATAACAAGCATTCCAGTAGCACAATCAGCAAACTATTCAATAGATCATTTAAAGTTATATGCACATTCTAGGATTCTTGATTACAAAGAATTTCAATGTTTCAACAGAATCGTGACAAAGGAAAGTCGGTGGTCATACACTGCCCGTAACGGGTCGCATTGGGGACTTGGTCAAATGCGGTCAAAGCATTACGGCACACTTGACCCATTCAGACAGATCGACGCTTCATTGAAATACATAACAAAACGTTATCAAACGCCATGCAACGCGTGGGCATTCCACCAGGAAAGGAACTGGTACTAATGGCAAGCGCACTTAAAGACAATGGTTCAACGCATACATGGCGCAAACTACGTTTGAAGATACTGCACCGCGACGGGTATTCATGCCAGTTGTGTGGGGCTGAAGCCAATCACGTCGATCACATCATTCCAAGACATGCATTTGGTGAAGGTAATGCCGACGTTGAAGACAACCTGCAAACATTGTGCAAAAGTTGCAATTTATCGAAGGGGGGGCGGTTTTTTAATACGCACGCAACAC